CCGTCTCCTACATCATATTGTATTCTTGTTCCTACTGGTAAAGCTTTTTGTTGAAATGTTGTTAAATCAAGAGAATTATTTGAGGTATTTACAATTGAACTAGACGAGCCATCAAAGGTAAACTCAGCCGGTGATTTACCACTAGGCGATGTGAGTGTTAGTGTTGACGAAGCACCTGTTTCATCAGTAAAAAATTCACTATTTTTATTTGTTGGGTCTAATATTCTAAATCTTGCAACATCATCTAAAACCACATCAGTAAATGTTTCAGTTTCCTGATATATAAATTCGTCCATATTCATGAACGTGTAATATGATTGTAATAATTGGTCTAATTTAGTTTTATCTGCTAATATATCAGGTGGCAATAATTGGTCAAGGCGAATATTCTCCTTTGTATCCCTTAGAGTCGAATTATCAAGTTCGACAAAACCCGAAGATATTGATTTTCTATTTGCCATTATTTAAATCTAGATGTTGTTGTATATGTTATTGAACCAGATGAACCAGCAACTGCGATTGTGTCAATCTCTGGTAGTATGGTCACAAATGAATTATCAATTGAAATTAATTGGTTACGCTTTGGCGCCAGGTCAAGTGAGTTAGGTAATGCAGTTATTCTAATAGCTGCGGTGCTACTTGTTTTAAAATTGTTTAGTGTTACCTTACCATTTTCTGGTTCCATTAAGCCTGCGTCGGCTACCACCGTTACATTCTCTTGATTTACCACTTTATATATTATTACTGTTCTATTCGTGGAACCTACAATTGGAATATCACCAAAAAAGTGGTCAGTAGCTGGGTCTGTATTTAATCCAAATGCTGTTGATGATAAAACAAATTTGGTTGATTGTCCTGATTGGAAAAACGGAGCCACAAATGTTAATTCATGTGATTGTAATTCAATCGCACCAGTTGTATCACTTGTAGGTGTAATGCTTTGGAACATTCTTGGTCGAATAACAGTATTTAATATCGCAGGGTCTGAACTATCGATTGCTCTTGTTAATTGTGAATGCCTAAACACACCATCAAATTTATTTAAGTTATTAAAATTATAATCTGATATTGTATCTCTTACCACTGATTGTAATTCAACAGAACTTCTATCTGTTAAATTTGGATTATATTTAAAGTCAACATCCAATTCTAAATTAGTAAAATTAGGGTCGACAATTTGTGGTGTAATTGATACCACATTTTTACCTTTTAATATCGCACCAGTAATATCTGATTTTTCTGCATCAGTTAATGCATTGGATAATAAAGGTTTTATTGAAACAAAAACTCTTCCGTAATCTGGTGGGTCATTATCTTCTCCACCCCATGTTGATATTGAATCGATATTACTAAATTCCTTTTTAATAATTGCTGCATAATCCTCTGATGTTACAGCTCTATTTTGTGTTGTAAATGTTAACGGTGCATTAAATCTAATTGATTCAAGTGTTTCTGCCTCAGAACCACCTGCAGAAGCAACTGAAGTTGTAATTACAATATCAGAAAGACCTTCTACATTATCTACCATACTGAATGTATTTGCACCATTTGATTCACTACCATCTGTTGTGACATAATCAATTGTTACAACATTATTATTTGTTGGCTTAAATCCTGTTACGCCATCTCCAAAATATACTTCGTAATAACCAGAGGCATTTTCTTGTAAATAATAAACTTTACTTGACGCATCTACATTTTTAAGTGATTCGAATTTAGTATAAATATCAAATCCTGTAGCATCGTTTTCATTTGCTTGTACACGAACACGAAGTGATGATGTATCAGCATTAAAATCTGTAAGTTGAAATTTTTGATTCTCTATATCATTATCAACTCTATATTTTAATTCTCTTATACTACCTTCCACTATTACTACATTTTCAAATGTATAAGTTGTTCCTACCAAATTTGCAGTCTGTGTTTCTAAAACAACATATTGAAATTCTTGTCCGTCAGCAAATGTTTTTAATTTTGTTCCTCTATGTAATGTAAGGGTTGTTGCTATAGTTCCACTTGTTGCTTTTGTAACTACTAAATTTACCTGTGCTCTTGGAGATAATACAGACCTAGGAGTATATCCTAATAATTTTGCTCTTGTTACGACATTACCTCTTATCTGTGCAGAGTCAAGAAATGCCTCGTTCAATGAATAATGAGCATTCATTGCATTATAATGAGTATTATACGCAAGGACATCAAGTAAAACACTCAGACCTGAACCTTCAAAATCATAATCATTAAATTGTGATTGTTGTTTTAGATAATTTTTTAGATTTTGTTTGATTTGATTAAAATCTAATTCTGTTACATTTAAATTACTTGCCATTTTACTTTAACCTTCTTAATACGATTGAAACATTATCGTTTGTGTCATATTCTTTTATTTGGAAATTTACATTTATTCTATATGAATTAGCATCTGGGTCATCATTAATTATTATTTTTCTTATTAATACCCTAGGTTCATATTTTTTTATTACATTCGTTATATTTTTTCTTAATGAAATTTTAGTAAACACATCTGCGGGTTCAAACAAAAGCCCTTTTAGATTTGCACCTTTATCACTTGCAAAAGGTCTATCATAAAAATTACTTACCAATAAATTTTTTAATGCATTTTTTATCGCATTATCGTCCTTTAAAGGTATAATATCCTTTCTGATTGGGTGTATTTTAAGAGATAAGTCCAAATCTCTATGTGGTTTCTTTCTGGAAACTATTTGAGATTTTGAAATATCACTTGTAATACTAAAGTCTGATTGATTTATTCCTGCCATATATCTATTTATAAACTATTTTATGAAGTTTTAAGTTTCTCCTTTCGTCTTTCTACAGATTGTGTCGCCGCAATATTAAAACTTTCAGCAAACTGAAGTGGATTTCCAACACTTGCAGCATAGGCCTTTGCTAAATCATATTCCTTTGCAAATATTCTTCCTTCTGTAGCAAAATCCCATTTACCTTCTGCATTCTTTTTCTTTAAAAACTTTTCCCTTTCCTTTTGTAAATCAGCATAGGTGTAATCATATATTTTATAATCATCAAATGTTGAACCACCAGCCTCTGCAAGTTCTGCAATTAATTCAGGCACTGTTAAATCATATAATGTTTGATTATCCTTTTTTCTACTAAATACTCTTGTGATTGGTCCTATTCCAAGATTTTCTTTCGAAATAGAGTATACTCTCTTTAATAAATCTTTATTTAATTCATACTTATCTAAATCAATAGGTTCAACAGGTGCTGTTTTCTTTTCTGGTGTAGGTTCTGGTGGTTTTTCCTCTGCAGGTTTTGATTCCTTTGGTTCTTCTTTTATTGTTCCATCAGGTTTTTCTTCGACATTTGGTATTTGGTCACATATATTAGATATATTAATTGATGGTGGAAAACTATCTAATCCTAAACCACTAATCAGTGCTGATAAATTAGGAACATTTGCTCCATATTTTTCATTTAATTCTGCTATTTTTGCGGCCAAACCTTCAGGTGTTGTCAGTGCCGCAAGGCCTAATAATTCTTTTTGTAATCCACCAATGTTAGGCAATTCAGGTTTAAATGAATCCAAATCAACTTTTAATTCATTTAATTTAGAGGACATTGAAGCTAATTGAGCCTTTCCTCCTTCTAAAAGAGAATCCAATTGTGCTTGTTTATCCTTAATTCCTTTTAATAAACTATTTTCTGAACAACTCATTTTTTATGTCCCAGTAGTAGGTGCAGATGTTTGTTGTGTTGCAGGTGTTGGAGAACTTGCACCACCAGTACCTGGTACCTCTTCATGTGTATGTTGTGTATGTGTTATATTATTAATTGTTAATTCACCAGCGTTATATGTTAATGCAGCAGTCGCACAAGTCATTGTATGTGTACCATCTACTTCCTCTGTTAAATTACCAGTGGTTCCAAATAACATATTACCACCAGAAGCAACTGCATAATCACTCACAGAACTTTGTGAATATTTACCACCAGCAAATAATGTCATATTTTCGTATGCAGTATTTGCATAATTTTTTGCAGTATTAATTGTATAATCATTTGATATTGTTAATAAATTATCATTTACAACATTTTGAATTAAATCATTATTCACTAATAAATTATCATTGGAACCAATATTAATACTTCTGTTTCTTGCAATTTCAGCCTCGTGATTCCCTTGAATACCTTGTTGTAATGAACCTTTAATATTCATTGTAAAATCTTTTTCTACTTCCAAGTGATAGTTACCATATACTAATTGTCGTAAATCACCATCGACAGTCATATTCATATTACCTTTAATGTGAATATTTTTATTTGCTACAATGATTTCATAATCATCACCAATAATTTTAACCTGTCTTGTTCCATCATTATAGATTTCTTCGTATGAACCAGAAGCATGTTGTTTATTTAATCTTAAATTACCTGGTGTATCATCAACCTCAAACACATGACCACTTTCAGTTTCGTTCACCTTGTTATATGGATAATCTGGTTTATGGTCATTTAATGGTTTTAATTCTGCCCATGTTTGTGCGGCATAAAAACTATCTGCCTTATCTGGAGCAACTGTTGATATTTTTGCTGGAGAAGCCGTTGTAATACTAGGATATTCCTTTTTGGTTCTCTCTACATTTGATGTTCCCTGTTCATATTTGGTTGCTCTTGCCGAAAAGTTTACATCACTTTGGTCAATATATTCTCCTTTTGGATAATTTAAACCAGTAAATCCTAAATTTTTATTTCTACTAGATGATTTGGAAGCAATTGTTCCCATTATAATTGGGTCCTGTGCAGATGGTCCATCTCTAAAAAATCCTACAACCCAAGAACCTTCCATTAATCCGTGTGGTGTATCTCCAATTCCTGATGTTCCACTTGCAGTTGTTGGCATCATAACAGTAGCCCAAGGTAAATTATCAGTATCTAATTCATTTTTATTTTCGGTGTGATAACCAAAACATCTAACTTTAACACGGTTCATCTCCTCTGGGTCAAATCTATCTTCGACAACACCGGTAAACCAGTTAAAACCTCCACTTAAAAAATCATCTGCTCTCATTATACTACCTCAGGTCTATTTTGTATCTGAATAATATCATCAATACTTTCTGAAAATGAATCTTTTTGTATTGTTAATTTCATTGTGTATTTAGTACTAAATTTGTGTATTATTTTTGTTATTATATAATTACCAGATAAATATTGGTCAAATGCAGGTTCGTTTGAATCCGACCCAGCCCTGTTAATGTTTGTGGTAATTTTGTCTCCAAGTTTTAAATTAAAATCACCAGCAATCATAATATCCAATGTAAGTGTATTTAAATTTTTAATGTATGATTGTGCATCTAAATAACCAGGTCCTATTAAATCACTATAACCTTTTTGGTCATTAAATGCTAATGAATTTTTTGATATGAATAAATTTTTTCCTTCCGTAAATTCCTTTATAGGTTTATCCAATAATTTCATATTGTCAGATAGTGAATCATTATCATTTAATTTTTCTGTTCGATTATAATTGTATTTAACTGTATTATATGTTTTGTTTGCGATATCTAATGTATGTAGTGTTGAACCATAAGCACCATCAGCAATTAATTTTAATTGTGATATATCTAAATCAGATGATAAGGCTGTAATCTTTTTTCGTTCCTCAATATAACCTTCCTTTAAATCCTTTCCTGTTGTTATATCTGATTGAAAGTATGGAGCGTATTCATAGGTTTCAAATGAATCTTTATCGACCATATTTTTATATGATTCCAATACTACTTTATTATCTGCAACTCTTTGATAAAAGAAAAAGGGTGTTTTCCCTTCCGTAGCATTTAATAATAACCATTTAATTGCTGAAAGAGGTTTTAATCTAGGATATACTCCATTTGCCAATCCTGTTTCACTGTTTATTTCAAGGTCATCTTTATCTATTTTTAATTGTGTTTTACATATATTTTCAATAGAAGTACCAATGGAACCTTCAAAAGGATTTGTGAGGGTCATAAGATTATTATGATAAACATAATCAGAAACACAAGTAAGAG